ACACTGATCGCAGCGGACTTGACAGGCCACTGAGTGCCTCGAGGCGCTCGAGATCTGGTATTTCGGCGTCGCGAACCCGGTCCAGCTCCAGCATGAACCGGTTCCAATGTCGTCGCCGTGTCGGAAATTCCTCCAGGCTCCCGGCATACCCGATCCAGCCGAGCGCGCGCGAGATCGCCGACGGCGTACCTCGCACCCGCTGCCATCCTAGCCCTTCCAGGATCAGGTCGTAGAGATTGGGCACATAGGGCGTAAGCTCCCCGAGCCCATATTCCCAGATCAGGAATGGCAACCAGTCGGGCGGCGGTGCGGTAAAGTCCATCGATCGCATCTGCGTGATGGCAGGATCGGTTTGCGCCCAGCGATCGACGGCATCTGAAAAAGCCGCCTCGAACGCGGTCCGGTTGCGCGGCAGCAAGTCGGACGCCATCAATAATCCCGACCGGCAAGCGTCACGCTCACCGAGTCGAGCGCCAGAGCCTCATGGGGTTGAACGATGATATCGCTCGAAGGCTCGATGATCTCGATCCGCTGTACACCCGGCACCATCAGTTTCGAGGTGAGCCAGGCGCGTGTTACATCAACGTCGAGGCCGCCGTAAGCTGCCCAGGCATCAATCAGCCCCTGGCGGGCCACGTCCAGCGCCTCTATAGAGGTTTGCGGCAACAGGTACATGTTCACCACGACATCAAAACTGCCGGCCACGGCCGAACGCACCACGATGGTGTCGTTGACCATGCGCACGGCTGGATCCTGCAACGCGGCATCGACGGCAGCCAGAAGTTCACTATCGGCAATGCCGCCATTGTCGGTGGCAAAGACGGCCACGGTCACCGTTGGCGAGGCATCGGCAAGATAGGCAATGGCATCCCTGACCCGGACATCGGCCGACAGCGCCACCAACCGGTAACGCGGTGCCGTGCCACCGGTAGACCGGCCCTGAATGGCCAGCACGGTGCGCCGCCTGAAGGCCTCGTCCGTCTCGCCAGCCAACCGGGTGAGGTCATAGAAAGCGGCCAGATGATCGAGATCAGAGTTCTGGGCGAAGGCCAGCAACCGGGCACGGGCTGCATCATTGACCCGGGCCCTGAGCAGGGTTTCGCCATAGCAAACCTCTTCGAGCAGCATGCGCGCCGGTTCGCTCTCGAGATCGATAACGCTCTCGATGGCTGGAAACCGCTCGACCAACCCATCACGACGCTGCTGCAACAGTGCCTCGAAGCCGAGCTCCTCGATGACGGCAGGTAGGTCGAGACCCTGCAGCTCGGCGATAGAAAGCCCGATGCTCATGACGCAAGCCTCTGGAATACTGACAGACCGCGAGCTGAACCGAGAAGAGACACGCTACGTGCCCCTTCAGGCGAGAAGTCACCCAACAGCGCCCGTGGTCGGTATTGACCTTGCATTTCCATGTGCAGCTGGCCGGATCGCAGCTGTTCGCCAGAGCCGATCAGGTTGACCCTGGTGACCCGATAGCGGGGCTCCCATTGCTCGAGCCCAGAGGCAATGGCAGCAAAGAACGGCGTGACCTCGCGAGCGGTGATATTACGCCCCAGGAGGTTTGGCACGAAGGAGCCAAACCACTCGCGCATCACCCGCTCTCCGAAGCTGGTTGAAAATATCACCTCGATCGACTGCAGGACGTGCATCCAACCGGTCACCGAGCCGCCGCCATAGCGATCGAGCCCGACGCTGTTGAAATGGCCAGTCATTCGGTGAACCTTAAATCGTGCAGGTAATTAGCTTATTGCAGATTGTTGGCATATCGTTTGCCGAGACATATGCCGTGAAACACAAAACCCCGCTTTGGGCGGGGCTTTGGGACGAGGACAATATCTAGGCTGCTCTGAGCTTGTCATCGCTCGGTGAACAGCCTGCCTAGTAATCTAGGTCTTAAAGCCCGAAGACCGGGATACAGGATCTATATAGTCTATTCATCGCTGTTAAGCAAGTGATCCATGCCCAGGCCATGCAGCACGCCATGCCTGACGGCCTGAAGATCATCGCCAGTTGCCTGAGGATACTCCCATTTCCGTCGCCCGACCTTGAAGCCCTCCAGCCGCCATCTTGCAATATTCATGATCATATCGCACTTGGCCCAGCAGTTGAGCGCATCTGCTTCGAGAGGATGATAATTCTTCGACAGCTTTACGACAAATGGCAACTCATGGTGGGGCGCCGTGGTGCTGATCGGCACCACTGTGACGATCTCGCTGCGATATGGCAAACGAGGTGAAACGACGATTGCAGGCCGAACCTTGACCATCTCGGGTTCCTTGAATCCGGAGAAGTCACAAACCAGTATCTGGCCAGCCCTTGGGAAAAACTTGATTGGCAACTATGAGCTTCACTTCTTGCAAATGCCGCGACAAACAGAATCGGGGTGTCTATTTGTTCCTATTTGCAATTGTCAGTTGGTTTGGTGCCCGGGTCAATCCTGCATGCGTGGATCGCTCTTGATTGGTTCTTCGATCGCATGAACATCGTTGGTCAATTCAGACTTTCTTTTGCGCCCGCGCGCGCCTGACGGCTGATCGTGAACGATCGTCCCGAGCCGAAGTTCATGGGCTGCCTGCTGTGGCGTTAGCTCGAGCACCATACCGGCACCGGGATTGCGCTGGCCTGCGATCCACGAACCGGCCCTGTCTGTGATGATAAAGCGCTGTCGTTGCATGAGTTTCTCCTCGATTACACCGCTCGAACCTTGCTGGCCGAACCGACGGCGAGATCGCCTGCGGTATCTTCATCCCCGACACGATGGATGAGTTTTCCTCCCTCATCACCGAGATTGACATCGCCTTTCAAAGTAATGGTTGGCGCTTCGATCACGACCTTGTCCGCGGTCATGGTGATTTTCACATTGCCAAACGTAAGGACATTCTCGTCCCCCTTGTCCGACGGTGACGGATTCTGGTTGGACCAGCTCAGTGGTAATGCGACCGCCTGCTGCCAGTCGCCCCCTGGCGAAAGACTGGTAAACTGCTGTCCCTTTGATGGCGGAGTGTGCACTTTCAGTGCGCCAGCCACCTGGGCATAGGGTATCCAGGGCGACAGGAACGGCTTGCCGTCGACATCTTCGCCAAACTTCAGCCGCACAACCTGCTTCGCCGCATCGACCTCCTCCACGGTGCCGTGGCGCATCTGACCTGAGACCTTGCGTTCAAGCTCGGCCACTCGGGAGGCCAACTCCACAAGTTCGCGGATCGCCATGGCTATTGTCCCTGCTCGTCGGCCGAGGCCTCGGTCAGAACCATGTCCGGATCCGGCACGGCATCGACAAGGATCTCGGTAACCGGCACGACGTCGTCGTCTTCCGTCACCAGTGGCGCAAGACCGATGGCTGCAACCCCGCTACGCGTCAGCCCCAACTGCGCCTCGACCAGCCGCCAGGGCGTAAGTGTTTCACCGACGATCTGCTCGCGAACAAGCGGAGCAAAACCGGACAGGTCCGGGTCTGTTTCCATGGCGGCAAGCAATCGTCCCCAGGCATTATCTGGATCCGGCTCCACCCCGAAATCAGGCTCAGCCAGCGTGTCGACGCTCAGTACGATCTGGCGCGCGGCATACTTGGCGCCCTTTTCCGGCGCATCTGCCATGCGCCGCGACACGATCTTGTCAATGCGCACGGTGAAGTCCTTCAGCACGTCAGGCCAGGCGCCTTCACTTGCCAGGAAAACCCGCATCACCTGCCGGTGCATGAGGTTGAGGGCAGCTTCGAGACCTGCATCAGTATGCGGGATCTCGATGGCACCGGTCTCTACTCGCGTGGCAAGTCCGATCTCGATCAGCAGCGCCAGTTTGCGCGCCGGTAGATTGAGATCTCGACCCTCGACATCTGCCTCCTCATCTTCGGTGGAAACGATGATGAAGGGTTGGCGTTGCTCCTGAACCAGAAAGTTGATCGGGTCGATCGCGGCCTCATAGACCCGGTCATCGGCAAAGGTTGAACCTTTCAGGGACATCACTGTGGCTGTGCGCAGGGCAAACGCTGCCAGGCTCACGGCGTGTCCTCGCGCACCAGGAGCAGCTTCAGATCCTCCTGATCGTTCAGTTCAACCGCGGACACGGCGAAGACCGGTCCATCGGCCCGCTCTATCAGAGCGATCTGATCTCCGCGCCTGACCTCGTATCCGATCAGAGCCCTTGTCGCAGCAGGCATCCACAAGATGGTCTGAGCTCCCATGTGGTGGGTGACGCCGCTGACCTGCTGGCCGCCCTGTCGCAAACCGTCCAGGGGCGAGATATCAGGGCTTTGCGACAACACGGCCCGGACCGTCACCGGTGGACGATCAGGATCGACCAGGCTTGCAGAAAGACGACGCATCGTGGTCCTGGGCCTGATTTCGGCCAATTCGCCCATGACATTGTTGATTGCCTGATCGGCGATATCCATCAGGTTCCAGAATGGCGATGGCATCGGTCAGGATCAGAATGAGCCGTTGAGCCGCACCCTT